TATATTATCTTACCTATGGAAAAAGATTTATCTGATTCAGTTAAAGTACATGGTATAGATAAAGTAAAAGAAACATTATTTTCATTATTAAAACAAGCATTATGAGTTGGTTATATGAAGGAAGACCTTTTAATGATAGCATGATTCCAGATGGAGCTGTTGGATTTGTGTATGAGATGGAAGTTATCATTGATGGAAAGTCTGTAAGATATGTTGGCAAGAAGAACTTTTATTCTGTTACAAAAAAGAAGTTTGGTAAAAAAGCTTTAGAAAGTATAACTGATAAAAGAACTAAAAAGTACAGCACAGTAACAAAACCTAGCTATGAGAATTACTACAGTAGTAATATAACTCTTAAAGAAGCTCACAAAGCTGGTGTAAAAATCAAAAGATACATGGTTAAGATATGTTTTTCCAAGATGGAACTTACATATTATGAAACTAAGTACCAGTTCACAAGAGAAGTTCTTGAGAAAGAAGAGTTCTTAAATGGAAATATCCTTGGGAGGTTCTTTAAAATAAAATAATATGAGTAATGACAGACACATCTGGGAAGGTGGGACTGTAAATGATTTTATCAAAGAGTTGGAAATAACATTTCCGTACCAAAAGTTAAAGTTTAAAACAAAGGATGATGTGAAACAATGGTGTAAGTCTGAACAGCCTTATTACAAAAAACACATTCCTGAAGTAGCAAAACATTTTATTCAAAAAGCAGGATTATGACAGAAAATGAATTGACAGGCCTTCTTCTTAAGTTGGCTGATATGGGTATTACAGGAATTAAAGTGCATTATAATGGTGGAGGAGACTCCGGTGCTATAGAAAGAATTGGATATACTAAATCTAATTGTACCACCCCAGAAGAGGTAGATGATGAGATTGATGTATGGGATGATGATATAAGTTTATATAAATTAGACTTAGGAGTATATAGTTTAATTGAAAATTTTGCTCAAGACAAGATACTTGATGATATAGAGGACTGGTGGAATAATGAAGGTGGTTTTGGAGATTTATGTATATGTGTTCCTTCAGGTAAATATATTGTTAATAATCATATAAATATTACTGAGACTGAAGATTATTTTCATGATGGTGACTTATTAGAAAAAACAAAAGAATAATGGCGCATCCTCTAGAACACTGTAAGACATCTGTTAAAAAATGGAAAGGTCAAATATCTGATTATCAGGCTATTCATGAATGGCTAGATGAAACTAAGGCTTGGATAGGTCATAGTAAACACAGAATGTTTAGACACCATAGTGAAGGAATATTTGAATGTGAAAGAGTATTTGGGAAAAGTTTTATTAATTCAGATGGTAAAACTGTATACACAAGATATGTTGCTGAACAACATGTTAAGGAAGACTGCAATGGGTATATTCCAAGTGCAAAAGAATGGGTGGATAATCTTGAGACACCTACACTATGGATGATTAAAACACTAAAAATTGAAGACTAATGGCAAAAGTAAAATTTGACAAAGAAGAAACAAAGAATTTATTAAACATGCTTAAATCTGAAGATAAGGATAATCAGATTATTGCATTTCAAGCATTAGAGAATGCTGATCTTAAAGAGTATAAAGGTGAGCTGTTAGTGCTGTATAAGTTTTCTAAGTTACCAAAAGATACTTGGGAAACAGAAGCTCCAAAATCTTATAAGGCATTAGTTAAAGCAAGTGCACTAGGTGACAATAATCTTAGTAGCGGTAAGTGTTTATCTCTTATGACTTCTAATGGATCTAGTAAAGATTCAATAGAAATGTTCTTAGAGAATTTTGTAGTAGATATGGTAGGATTCTTAGGACAACTAGGGTATCCTGCTGATAAATTTGAAATAGATATTAAACTAAAAGACTAATGGACAAAGTTCAAAGTTTGAGCAAAGCCAGCAAAGATTTAATGTTGAAGGAGCCCTATTATGGGTTCTTTCTCATTATGTTGAATAAGCTGTGGGATAGTAAGAGAGTTCCAACAGCAGGAGTTAGTAAGAATGGTATTAATTATCAACTTGCTATTAATCCTCAATTTTGGGAAGGACTCACTGAAAATCAGAGATTGGGTATATTAAAACATGAGTTGTTACATATTGCATTTGGGCATCTTACTACTTTCTTTAAGTTTAGTAATCATAAACTTGCAAATGTGGCAATGGACATGGAGATTAATCAGTATATTGAAAAGTCTTGGTTGCCGGGTGGAGAATATTCTAAAGAAGAATATGATGAGATAAAGAAAAAGGTAACAGAAGAAGTTAAAGCTGCAATAGAAGCTGAATTAAGTCCAGAGGAAATACTTGAAATTAGCAAGAAATGTCCTGGAAGAGGTATTCTAATTGAAGACTATGCTGATCTAAATCTTGATCTTAAAGCTGGTTGTAGATATTACTATGACAAGTTGAAAGAACTTAAAGATAAGAAAGATAATGAAGGTACTTGTGGTAATGACGCTATGGATGAACTTCTTGATGACATTGAAGCTGGTAATATTCCTGATCATGGTACATGGGAAGAGTTTGAGAATCTTACTGAGGCTGAGCAAAAGTTAATTGAAAAGCAGTTACAGAAAGTGCTAAGTGATGCTAAAGAGCAAACTGTTAAGAAGCGTGGTACTGTTCCTGGAGAAATTGATGGTGTTATTATTATTGAACAAATAGAAGCAGCTAAGTTTGACTGGAGAGGGTATATCCGTAGATTTACTGGTGTAAGTACTAAAGTATTTACTAAGAAGATTAGGCGGAAAGAGAATAGAAGATTTAGTGATAATCCAGGTCTTAAGATTAAGATGAAACAACATATGCTTTTAGCTATTGATACTTCAGGTTCTGTAAGTGATACTGAGTTAAAAGAATTTATGAATGAGATTCATCATATTTATAAGGCTGGTGTAGATATTACTATTGTACAATGTGATACAAGAATTACTTCTATTAAATCTTATACAGGTAAACATGAGTTAGAAGTACAAGGCAGAGGAGGAACTGAGTTTGATCCTGTTTTAGATTATTATAATGAGAATCAGAAAAAATATACAAGCCTGGTGTATTTTACTGATGGTGAATGTAATACTTCTGTAAAACCAAAAGGAAATGTTCTATGGGTTTTGTCAGAACAATCCAGTATGAATGAAAGTTTGCCAGGTAAAGTAATTAAGTTAGAACTATAAAAAATTAAGAAAATGAGTCAAGTACAATTAAATGTTGAAGAGTTAAAAAGCTTTATTAAGCATATGGTTAATAATAACCAGCATATACAGTCTGAGGGTAAAGTTCCCGTGGCTATTAATATTGAAGGTGATGCTGGTCTTGGTAAAACTTCAGCTATTATGCAATTAGGTAAAGAGATGAGCATGCAAGTTGTAAAGCTTAATTTATCTCAGTTGGAAGAACTAGGTGACTTAGTAGGTTTTCCTGTAAAAGAATTTGAAATCCAGAATGCAGAAGGTAAAACAACATGGATTAATGAAGCTCAGATAGATGCAGCTGTAAAGAAAGGTTATAAAGTTGTAGGAAAGAGAATGTCCCATGCTGCTCCTGAATGGATTCAGGGTAAAGGTGAAGGTGGTTTTCTAGTCTTAGATGATTATACCAGAGCTGACCATAGATTTATGCAAGCAACCATGGAGATCTTGGATAGACAAGAATATGTATCATGGAAACTTCCTAAGAATTGGCATGTTATCTTGACTACTAATCCAGACAATGGTGACTATAATGTAACTAGCTTGGATGTAGCTCAGAAGACAAGATTTGTATCTGTTGAGTTAAAGTATGATGTAAATGTATGGGCTAAATGGGCTGAGACTGCAAGTATAGATGGTAGATGTATCAATTTTATGTTGATGAATCCGGAACTAGTAACTCAAAGAGTTAATCCAAGATCAATTACTACTTTCTTTAATGCAATTAGTTCTATTCCTAAGTTTGAAGATGACTTACCTCTAATCCAAATGATTGGTGAAGGTTCTGTTGGTGTAGACTTTAGTTCTATGTTTACTATGTTCATTAACAATAAGTTAGATAAGATTATCTCACCTGAAGATACATTTACTAAAGATGAGCAATATGTACTGAATGCATTAACAAATGCTGTAGGTAAAGATGATGACTTTAGAGCTGATATATCTAGTGTAATTGCAACCAGATTAATAAATTATTCTCTTGTGCTTGCTGATACTAAACCTGTACCAGCAGCTATGATTCAAAGATTAATCAAACTTACTACTGACTGTGTTGCATTTACTGATGACCTTAGATATTATATTATTAAGGAGATTGTAAATGGAAATAAGGTGAAGTTTGCTCAGCTGATGATGAATAAGGACGTGGTGAAGATGGCTGTCAAGTAATTGAAGGATTAAGCAGTTAACCTTTTAAAGAAAAATAATTTAAGTACAAACTAATATAGGGGGAGGTGATACTCCCCTTATTAAACTTTTATCTATGAAAAGATATATTATATTATCAGAAATTGATGCAAATGAAAGTGAAGTAGTTATTAAAGTAGAACCTATGTATTGCTTAGCAAGTAGAAATGAAGATATTTTTACTGAGTATCTTACAGAGTATACACCAACTAAAGGTGATAAACTTTATTTTCTACCTGGAGTTAATGTACCAAGAATAAAGCTTAAAGATTTAGCTTTACAACATGGAATAAGAACTATAAGAAATATAGATGAGGCAACTCATGTATTTGCTGCAAGAAATACAAAAGATAAAATTACTAGTACCAATTGGTATTACAGTATGGATACAGCAGATTTTATTACTCTTATAAATGATCCTGATATTAGCATGGATGAAAGATATAGAGAGAATATACGCCAAGCACTAGAATTTTATGAAGAAACCAGAGTATTATTTGACTATAGTACAAGTGTTGATATTAGACATAGTGATAATACAGCTTTACAAAAGTATGAAACTAAAATAAACTCCTCTAGTTATTATAATACAATTGGTGAAGAATATTCTGAGCTAAGTACTAAGCTAATAGATT